AAACCCGCACCATCAACGAGTATCAGCGGCGCGGCAGCAATGTTTACGTGGTGACGGCCGAGCCCTGCACCTCATCACCGAACAACATGCTGGTCGCCATCGCGGCGGAAATGGGCATCGTGGAAGGTGCGGCGAACCGACTGTCGCGCGCCATCTGCGGCAAGTTGCGGGGCGCCGAGGCCCTGCTCGTGATCGATGATGCTCAGCATCTGACCTCATCCGCGCTCGACCAGTTGCGCACGCTGCACGACCTTTCCGGCTGCGGCATCGCGGTGTCAGGAAACGAGTCGATCTTCTCGCGCTTGCAGGGCGGCACAGCCCAATCCGCCCAGTTCGCGCAGCTGTTCAGCCGCGTGGGCCGGCGCGTCGTGCAGCCGAAGGCGCGCACAAAAGATGCTTGCATTTTGATCGCGGCCTGGGGGGTCGACCCCGCATCCGACGAAGCTGCCCTGCTCAAGAAAATTGCCGCCAAGCCGGGCGCGCTCCGGATCATGACCAAGGTGATCCGCATGGCGAGCATGCTGGCGGCCGGGGCTGATGCACCGCTTTCCACCCGTTTCATCCGGCAGGCGTGGGACCAGCTCTCCGCCGGCGCGCTGGATTGAGGTGCGCCATGATCCTCACCCTCACCCCCACCGAGGAATTCGCCGACCTCAACGGGATGCCGTGCCGCGTGTGGGCGGGAACGGATGAGCAGGGCACGCCCCTGCTCGCCCTCATCCCGCTCATCATGGTGCGCCTCGACCAGCCGCAGGACACCTTCCAGGCCGAGCTGGTCGAGATCGTGGCATCCGACCCGCAGACCCGGGGGCTCGCATGATGGACATGCGCCAGCACCCGCGCCTGTCCGAGAGCCTCGCCGCCGTGCGGGACAGCATGTTCGACGTCGCCTCCAAGGGCGGCGCGGTGCTCACCGCCGACCAGGCGCGCGCCATCGGCCGCTTCCTCGATCAGATGGTGGACCGGGCCGGCACGCTGGAGCGCGCCGAACGCCAGCTGGCAGAGGCCCTGGCGGCTGGCGAGCCTGCAGCGAACGTGCTGCGGTTTCGCCCCCGCTGCGTCCCGTCCGGAAACGACTTGCCAGGAAACGACTTGCCAGGAAACGACTTGCCGGGAGGCGCGGCATGACCGCGCTCCACTCCGACACGCTCCACGCGATCGACATCGCACACCAGCTCGCCCACTCCCGCCGTCGCGCCACCCGCGCCAGCGTCAACGACATCCTCTTGCTGGCGCGGGGCGCGCTGGACCTGCACCGCGTCGCGACGCTCGCGGCCGAGCACCTGGTGGCGCTGGACGCGGTCGGGCCGACCCTGGAGACCGCGCGCGGCCAGCTGATCGAGGGCCTGGCAGCCCTCGGCCTCATCACCATCCAATCTGACCAGGAGCCGACCAATGGAACAGAGTGAGACCACCAGCACCGTGCTGCCCGATGGCGTCGAGGAGCATGCCGGCAAGCTCTACATGCGGGATGCCAAGGGCGCCCTGATGCCTATCGATCTGGTTTCGGCCAAGGACCGGCTGATGGACGAGCTGGTCCGCAAGATGATCGGCTATGCCCGCGACCTCTCTGCCCAGATCGGCCGTTTCCGGGGCCATTGCGCCGAGGACGTGGGCAGCTTCCAGGCCCTGCTGGATCAGGAATACGGGGTCACGATCGGGGGGCGAAAGGGCAACATCACGCTGACCACCTACGACCGTTCGCTCAGCGTCACGGTCAAGGTGGCCGATCAGCTGAAATTCGGCCCGGAGCTGCAGCAGGCCAAGCGCCTGGTGGATGCCTGCCTGGCCGAATGGTCGGCGGGCTCGCGCGACGAGATCCGCGCCATCGTCAACCGCGCCTTCGACGTCGAAAAGGAGGGCAACGTCAATCGTTCAGCCCTGTTCATGCTCTTACGGGTGGACATCCAGGACGCCCGTTGGAAGCGGGCCATGGACGCCATCCGTGACAGCATCCATGTGGAAGGCTCGAAGACCTATTACCTCTTCCAGGAGCGTGCGGCGGACGGCGGCATGCGCTCCATTTCCATCGACCTTGCCCGGGCGTGAGGCCGCCATGTCCCGACGCAACTGGTCCCCCGAGCAACGCGCCGCAGCGGCGGCGCGGATGCGGGCCATGAACGCCGACCCGGCGTTCCGGGCCGCCAAGATCGCCGCGAGCCGGCGGCCCGAGAGCCGGGCCACCCGAGCGGAAATCATGCGTGCCACCGTCGCGCGCATCCATGACGATCCGGCGCTGAAAGCGAAATGGCTGGACGCCGTCACCACCGCCCGCCGGGACACGGACTATCGCGCGCGCGCCGCCGCGCAGATGCGTGCCCAGCTGGCACAGGGCGGCCGTGGCGGCCGGAAAGCGGCGCCCGTGCCGCCCGGTTTTGAGGAGACCTATCGGCTCCTGCTGCCCAAGGTCGGCGGTCGCGAGGCCCTGCGCCTGGTGCGCGAGGAGGCCCGCCGGTGCGCCGAGCGTGTGGAGGGCGGACTATGAGCGACGGCCAGCAGATTAACATCCGCATCACGGATCGCGTCTTCGGGAAGCTCGCGCCCATGGCCACCGCCGCCGGCGTCGCGCCCTCAACCTATGTCCGCCTGTTGTTCGAGGCGGCCTATGCCGCGCGGCACGCCCCCACGGGGGATTCCGCCCTGGACCGCAACGTCGCATGCCTGATGCTACTGCACCGCCTGGGCGCGACGGCGCAGGACATTTCCGGTGTCCTCACCCTCGATCCGGAGATCATCGCCGTCTGCCTCGACGCCTGGCGCGAGGAGCTGCGGCGCGAGCTGACACCATCTGAACCGGAGGCGGCATGACCCTATCAGCGTTTCGGACGATCGAGCTCCCAACGGCATTGGCAGTCGGGTTCCAGGCACTCATGCAGCGGGAGCGGCGGCTGCTGGCCCAGCCGAAACTTGCGGCGGCGCAGCGCGGCGGCGCCAGCGCAGCAGCCGCGCTGCGCGACGATCACACGGCGCCAGCCCGGCTCCAGGCCCCCTGCCTCGCCGGTCCGGTCAACCTCGTCATAGGTCCAGGCGGCGATGCGGCCGACGAGCCGGTCGAGATGCTCGACAGGCGCCCGCCGGGCTTCCGGTTCCAGGGCCGCAATTGTTTCGCGCGTGACGCGCGGCCATTTGGGGAGGCCGAGCGACTGGCGCTCTGCGTCGTCGAGAAGGGTGCCGTCCTTCGCGATCCGCTCCGCGATGCGTCCCTCGTGGAAATGGGTGGCCACCATGCGCGCCAGCCAGGGGGCCTTGTCGGGCGCGATGCCGCCGAAGAGGCCTATGGCCCGGACCGTGTGCGGGAGAATGTCGACGGTCGCGCTGCCGATGCCCGGCTTGACGATCACGCGCTCCGGCCTCACGCGCTCCGGCCTGCGGCGGAACAGCCACGACAGGATGCCCATTTTTCCCTCCCCTTGACGCCCGGCGCAAATCCGCTGATCGTGTCGTCGTCCGCCCGAGCCTTGAACAGCGAAGACGGACAGCATTCGACCGAAAGCGGCAACGCACCGAAATGGCGTCTCTCCATGACATCATTCCGGGAGCCGCACGTCCATGTCCAGGGCGCGAGCCTAAAGGCGTGCGGGCATTCGACTTTCGGCGAGTGTGTTCAACTCCCGGAACGCTGGCGTGCGTTCCACACCGAAAGAGAGACCCATGACGACGAACGACGAGGCGCGTGCGCCCATCATCACCGACATCATCGAGTATGTGGCCTTCCGGGGCGAGCGGCTGACGCTGGTCTGGAAAGGGTCGGATGCCTATGTGGCGGTTCGCCCAATCTGCGAGCGGCTGGGGATCGATCCGAGAAGTCAGCGGCGCAAGGTGATGGCGCCGGATTCGGGCTGGAGGTGGGGCTATATGACCTCACCTTCAGCCGGTGGAGCACAGGAATCGATCGCGCTCCATGTGATCGAGCTTCCGCTCTGGCTGGCCTCCATCAGCCCAGCGAAGGTGAAGCCGGAGTTGCGCGAGGCGCTGATCGCGTACCGGCGGGAATGCGCCCTGGTGCTGTTCGAACATGTGAAGTCCCGCCTCCTGGGCGAGCGGGACGCCATGGCGGCCTGCCTGCTGCGCATGCAGACCGAGGCGGTGGCCCGCAAGCCGCTGCGGGTGAAGGTGCGGGACTTCCTGGCGGCGGGGCACGACTTCGACTGGATCTGGCGGGCCGTGAACCGGCCGCGCCATGTGGTGGAGGAGACAATCCTCGACCTGGAGCGGCTCGGCATCATCGATCGCCGGCCAGCCGGCTTCCCGGCAGTCATGGCATTGCCCGCGCCCCAGCTCGACCTGTTCACGGGAGCCTGAGCCATGGCCAGCAAGCCCATGCATACGGACTCGACGGCGCGCGATCTCGTGTCCATCTGCGCTTTCCGCCTGGTTCGGGAGATGGAGGCGTCGGGGCTGCCGCCACACCTGGTTTGCCAGGTGCGGGCCTTGTCTTCGGTGCTGGCGCGGCCAGAGCGGCCGCCGGGCATCATGACGGTCGCGCAGCATCGGAGGGGTTCGACGCCCGAATGACCGGCATGGGGGCGGTGGAATGATCGCCCCCATCTCCCCCGAGCAGATCCGCGCCATCCAATCCATGCGCCGGCGCATCGGCCTCGACGAGGCGGACTATCGCGACATGCTGGAGGCGGTCACCGGCAAGCGCTCGGCCAAAGGCCTCGATCAGGCCGAGGCGTGGCGGGTGATCGAAAAGCTCAAGCCGCTGGCGCCACCGCTCGCGAAAGGCGCGGCGGTGCTCACGGGCCAATGGGCCGGCGTGTGCCGGGCGCTGTGGATCGCGGCCTATAATCTCGGCCTGACCCGGGACCGCACCGACAAGGGGCTGCTCGCCTACGTCCAGCGCCAGACCCATCTGGCGCATCTCAATTGGATGCGCGCGCCCGCCGACGCGGCCAAGGTGATCGAGGGGATCAAGGCCTGGATCGCGCGCGAGGCGGGCGTGACCTGGGACGCCGACAAGGGGGCGCTCGCCGCCGCCAACATCACGCTCGCCCGCTGGCGCAAGGTGGAGATCCTGCGCGCCCAGATGCGGCGCCTGGAAACGCTGGGCGACCATGGCCCATTTTACAGCCACACCGAGCTGGCCGTGACGCCGGACAGCGGCCTGGACCGCATGTCGGCCCATTTGGGCAAGCGCCTGAGAGCCGCCCAAGAGGCGCGGACGCGGGCGCACCAGCGCCGCAAAAAGGCAGGTTGACCATGGCCCGCCGCCGCGCCCGTCGCACCATCGACCTCGACACGCTCTTGCAGGCCGCGCCCATCCTGCGGGCGCAGCATGCGGTCTGGACCTCCGGCGGCGCCATTGGCCTCTCAGCCGAATGCACCGCGCGGGGACTGGTGCTGTGACTACCGGCCGCCCGACCACGCCCTTGCCGGCGCCCACCCGTGAGATCGCCCGGCTCTGGGCGCAGATCGGGCCGGAGGCGACCTTGGCGCTGGTGGATGGCTGGGCGGCCGGCGCATCTATCTGCCCAAGGTGCTCGACCCCGACAACGAGGTGGCCCGCGCCATCGGCCTGGAGGCGTACGAGCGCCTGCAGCAATGGGTGCACGCCGAGGCCGCAGATTACTTTAAGGTGCCAGTTGCCCGTACATGGCGGATACTTGTATTGCGCCAGCAGTCCATGTCTTATGGCACCATCGCGCACCTGGTCGGCTGCAGCGAAAACACCGTGTGGCGCACCCTCAACGCGCGCGACATGACCGACAACCAGTTGAGCCTGTTCGACTGAGCGGGCGCTGGCTGCTGCCGGCTCCCGTATTGCATTGCAGAACCCGGAAACATCCGGCTTCTGGCGCCCCCGGATGGGGGCATGGATCACGCAACGTCCAAAATCCGATGATGCTTCCCATCGGCGCGCCGCGCCGGCGGGGGCATTTTCCCATGTGGATCGTCTGGTTCCTGGCCGCCCTCGGTGGGGCTGTCATGGTGGTGCGCACCAGCACCTGGCGCCAGATGACCACCACGCTCCTCGCCGTGCTCACCGTGCTCGCCGTCCTCGCTCTCGCCGGAGGACTGGACCCATGAGCATGGACAAGGCGCTGATAGACGCCGTCATCGCCGCCGCCAAGGAGGCCGGCATTCCGCCCGAGGCGTTGCTCGCCGTCGTGGAGGTGGAGAGCGGTGGCGACCCGCTGGAGCGCGACGGGCGCACGCCCCGCTTTCTGTTCGAGCGCCACGTCTTTTTCCGGATGCTGCGGGACCGCCGGCCGGACCGGCTGCCGGAAGCCGAGAAGTGGGGCCTGGCCATTCCCAAGTGGAACCGGGCCGCCCAGTACAAGGATCAGGGGGAGAGCCTGGAGCGGCTGCGGCTGCTCAACCGCGCCCGCGTTCTGGACGAGGAGTGCGCCAACCTGTCCTGCAGTTGGGGCATCGGCCAGACCATGGGCTTCGTCCACAAGGAGCTGGGGTTTGCCTCGGCCTCCGAAATGGTCGCCTGGATGACTGAGGGCGGCGTGCCCGCCCAGATCGAGGCCATGGTGCGGGAGATCCGCAACAAGAGCCTCATTGATGAGCTGCTGCAGGGCCGTTACGCGGACTTCGCCCGCATCTATAACGGCCCGGGCTACAAAGAGAACCATTACGACACGCGCATGCAGGCGGCGGCCGACAAGTGGCGCGCGCGCCTCGACGGCCGCTCGCCGGCCTCCGATCCGCTCGCCCAGCAGATCCCCGCATTCGAGCTGCGGGCCATCCAGCAGCGGCTCAAGGACCTCGGTTTCACGGACGTGGGCGAGGTGGACGGGCGGCTGGGGCGCAAGACCATCGGCGCGCTCAGCCAGTTCCAGGCCGTCAATGGCCTGACGGTGGACGGCATTTATGGCCCGCAGACCAAGGCGCGCCTGGCTGATCCCGATGCCGAGCGCGCCCATGCCAGCGTGGAACGGCTCACCACGACCGCGAAAGACCTGCGGGCGAAGGGCTCCGGCACCGTGAAGCTCGCCGACAAGGTGGGGCTGCTCTCCAAGGGGATGGTGATCCTCGGCGTGGGCGGCGTGGGCGAGCAGACCGGCGCGCTCGATGCCGTCAAGTCCACCATGGACAGCCTGCAGGCGGTGCGCCCCCTGGTGGATGGCGTCGCCGACCTGGCGCGCTGGGCGGCGTCGAATTGGTCCGTGCTGGCGCTGGCCGCCGGCGTCGCGGGCCTGTGGTGCGCGGCGCAGATCATCCAGCGCCGCGTGGCGCAGTATCGGGCCGACGCCAATGTCTAGCCCCATCCCCAACCTCACCACGGCGCCGTTGGATTTCGGCGGCGCGCTGCAACTGCTGCGCCAGGGGCGCCTGGTGCGCCGGGACGGCTGGCCAGCCCATCAGCCCGCCTATCTCTACCTCTCGCAGTCCACCGGCAAGGCCCACATTTCCGCCGCGCGCGCCGGACCCATCGTGCACGTCTGGATGCCCGCCCCTGGCGACCTGGTGGCCACCGACTGGCGGCTGTGCGCGCCTTCGGAGCGCGGGTGATGGGCGCGCTTTTCGGCGTTCTCGCGCCGCTCCTGGCGCCCGTCCTTTCGGGCCTGCTGCGGCTGCTCTCCGGCGGGCTGCTCGACCAGGTGGTGGGCCTGCTGCGGGCGCGGCAGGACCGCGAGGGCCAGCGCGACCGGCTCGACACCGAGGCCGCCATGGCGGCGGTGCAGGCCGAGCTGGAGGCGCGCCGGGCGGCGGCTGACATCCTCAAAACCGAGCAAGGGTGGTGGCTCACCGCCATGATCCGCCCGCTCTTCGTCCTGCCGCTCGCCGTGTGGTGGGCGGCGGTGATCCTCGATTCCATCGGGCGTTTCGAGTGGTCAATCGCCGCCCTGCCGGCGCCGCTGGACGAATGGGCCGGCTGGATCATCGCCGGCTATTTCCTGACCGCGCCCTTCATCGACCGGAGGCGCCGTTGATCGATGACGCGGACGTCGCGCAGGCGATCGACCAGGTGGCCCGCGAGCGGGCCATTGAAGCCTCCCGGCGTACGGTGGGCGGGGCGGGCACAGCGGCTTGCGAGGATTGCGGCGCGGCCATCGGCGCCGCCCGCCGGCGGGCCATGCCGTCGGCCCGGCGGTGTGTGCGGTGCCAGGACATTTCCGAGCGCCACGGCCGGCGCCAACGGGGGCTTTGATGATCGAGTATCAGCATCTGATGATGGCACTCATGGGCATCATCGCCCTGGCCAGCCTCGTCACCACCATCATCCTGTCTCGGGGCAAGGCGGCCAGCGACCGCGTCGCCGCCATGGAACGCGAGATCGATGGCCTCACCACCCGCGTCACCTCCCTTGAAAGCGACATGCGGCACAAGCCGGGCAGCGAGCAAATGCACGCCATGGAGCTGACGCTGCGCGAAATGGCGGGACAGCTCGGGGTGATGCAGGAGCGATTGAGGCCCATCGCGTCCACCACCGAGCGCCTGCAGGAATTCCTGATCGACGAGGCGCAGCAAAGGCGGGGGGTGGCATGACAATGGACCGCATCATCCGGGAGGAAGCGCGCCTCATCATCCTCAAGGCGCTCGCAGAGCAGATCAACGCCACGCTCAATTCCGAGCTGCTGCGCCTGTTCCTGGAGACCTACGGCATCGCCAAGGATCGCGCCTGGGTGCACGAGGAAATCGGCTATCTGCGGGACATTGGCGGCGTGACGGTGATCGAGGCGGGCACCGTCAAGGTGGCCACCCTCACCGAAAAGGGCCTGCGTCATGTGGAGCGCAAGGCCGCCATTGAGGGCGTGAAGCGCCCGTCTCTTCCGGTGGCCTGACATGGCCGGGCGCGGACGTCTCAACAGCCTCGACCTCCTGCCGCCGGAAGCGGAGGACGACGTGGTGTGGGCGTGCCAGGAGCTGGCCGCCCGCAAGCGCACCACGGCGGACATCCTGTTCGAGTTCAACGATCGGTTGGAAGCCAAGGGGATCGAGACCGTGTCCCGCTCGGCCTTCTACCGGGCGGCGGCGGACAAGGCGGCGGCGCAGACGCGGATGCAGCGCGCTCGCGAGATGTTCGCCGGCATTTCCAGCCAGTTCACCGCCGAGGACGTGGACGAAAACACCATCATCCTCGGCGAGTTCATCAAGACCTTGATCATCGAGCTGGTCCACGACGGTGCCGGCGCGAAGGACCCCAAGGGCGCCATGGAACTGGCGCGGGCCTTCCACGCGACCGTTTCGGCCCAGAAGGTCAGCACCGACCGGCGCCAGAAGCTGCAGGCGGAATTCGCCAAGCGCACGGAAAAGACGATCGAGAAGGTGGCCAAGGAAGGCGGCCTGTCCGCCGAGGTGGTGGCGCAGCTGCGCCGTGACTTCCTGGGCGAGCGCCCCAAGCCGGCAGGGGGTGAGGATGCACGCGCCAAATCCTGATCAGGTTGCTGGCCCGCCGGTCCTTGCCCGCGCGGAGAGCGAGCTTCCGGCCGAACTGCCGCGCGGCGCCGAGATCCCGGAAGACCTCGACCCGCTGGCCGAGGGCGTCCTCATGCGCCACCAGGCCGAATGGCTGGAGGACAAGTCGGACCTGAAGCTGGGCGAGAAGGGCCGGCGCACCGGCGTGACCTTCGCCGAGGCCCTCGACCATGCGCTGATCGCCGCCACCCGCAAGAGCGAGGGCGGGCAGAACTGCTTTTACATCGGCGACACCAAGGACAAGGGCCGGGAATTCATCGGCTACGTGGCGCATTTCGCCCGCATCCTCTTCGGTGACCTGCACCGGATCGAGGAATTCATGTTCGAGGACTACCGCGAGGACGGCAGCCTGGCCGGCCAGATTTCCGCCTTCCGGGTGCGGTTCGCGAGCGGTTGCCGTGTCGAGGCACTGTCTTCCCGGCCGGAAAATATCCGCGGTCTGCAGGGTACCGTTTGCGTGGACGAGGCGGCCTTTCACAAGGATGTTCGCGCGGTCCTGGACAGCGTCAACGCCCTGCTCATCTGGGGCGGCAAGATCCGCGTCATCAGCACGCATAACGGGGTGCTGAACCCGTTCAACGAGCTGATCCGCGAGGCACGGGCCGGCAAGGTGCCGTTCTCCCTGCATTTCATCCCCTTCGCCAAGGCGGTTGAAAACGGGCTGTTCAAACGCGTCTGCATGGTCACGGGAAAGACCTGGTCGCCGGAGGCTGAGGCGGAATGGGAAGGCAAGATCCGCGCGTCCTATGGCGTGCGGCGGGCGGCCATGCGCCAGGAGCTGGATGCCATCCCGGCCGAGGCGGAAGGTGCCGCGCTCACACGCGTCCAGATCGAGGCGTGCATGGATGGGGCGATCCCCATCGCCCGCTGGCAGCGTGACGATGACTTCAAGAATGCCCCGGAACACGTCCGCAAGGCGGATGCGCGCGACTGGTGTGACACCGTCCTGAAACCCATCCTGGTCACGCTCAATCCAAACCGTCCCCATTATTTCGGCGAGGACTTCGCCCGCTCAGGCGATGCCACGGCCATCCTGGTGCTGGAGCTGGAACCGACGCTGGTGCGGCGGTCGCGGCTCCTGGTGGAGCTGCGCAACGTTCCCTTCGACCAGCAGCGGGAAATCCTGTTCTACGTTTGCGACCGGCTCCCGCGCCTGTCCGGCGGCGCCCTCGATGCGAACGGCAACGGCGCCTATCTCGCCGAGGTCACCGCGCAGCGCTATGGCGGCGAGCGCATCGTGGAAGTGAAGGCCACCACGGAGTGGTACCGCAAGAATTCGACCGCCTATGTGGAGGCATTCGGAGACAAGACGATCGTGCTGCCACGGCATGAGGACGTGCTGCAGGATCACCAGGCGCTGCAATATGTCTCCGGCGTCATCAAGGTGCCGGACGATCACCGCTTCAAGGGCGCGGACGGTTACGACCGACACGGCGACACCGCCATTGCCGGCACCATGGCCTGGTTCGCCGCCGGCATGTCTCCCATGGAATACGGCTACCGCCCCGCCAGCCCTGCGGCGGCGGGCACCGCCGGCGCCGGCCGCAGCTTCATGCGCCCGCCGGCCGATGACGATGATGACCAGCGGGGCGGCGCCATGCTGCCGCGCCTGCGTGGAGGATTGTGATGGCGCGCCCCTCGAAAATCCTCGGGCCGGACGGGCAGCCGTTCGACCTGGACGAATTGTTCGGCCCGCCCCGGGCCGGCCCGACGCTCGCCGGTGTGCGCTCGCCCATTTCTGGGCACCCCGCCGATGGCCTCACCCCGTCGCGCCTCGCCGCCATCCACGCGGCGGCGGCGGACGGGGACATGCTCGCCTATCTGGAGCTGGCCGAGGACATTGAGGAGCGCGACCTGCACTATCTGGGCGTCATGGGCACCCGCAAACGGCAGGTGAGCCAGTTGCCCATCGCCGTCCATGCAGCCTCAGACGATGCCAAGCACGTCGCCCATGCCGACCTGGTGCGCGAGTGGCTGCAGACCGACGTGCTGCAGCTCGCGCTGTTCGACCTGCTCGATGCCATCGGCAAGGGGGTTTCGATCCTTGAGGTGGAGTGGGAGACGACGCCGGAAGCCGTCCGGCCGAAGGCGTTGACCTATCGCCCGCAGCGTTGGTTCGAGCTCGACCGGCTGTCCCTCGATGAGCCCATGCTGCGCGAGGGCACTGGGCTGGAGCCACTGGCGCCCCATCGCTTCCTGATCCATCGCCACAAGGCCAAGTCCGGCCTCACCATTCGTTCTGGCATCGCCCGGGCGGCGTCGTGGGGCTGGATGTACAAAGCCTTCACGGCCCGGGACTGGGCGGTGTTCGTCCAGAATTACGGCCAGCCGGTGCGGGTGGGCAAGTATGACGCCGGCTCGACCCAGCAGGACCGTGACGTGCTGTGGCGGGCGGTGGCCAACATCGCCGGCGACTGCGCGGCGATCATCCCCAAGTCCATGGAGATCGAATTTATCGAGACCATGGACGTCTCGCGGGGATCGGAGCTGTACGAGCGCCGGTGCGACTGGCTCGACCGCCAGGTGTCCAAGGTGGTGCTGGGCCAGACCGCCACCACCGATGCGTCCCCGGGCAGCCATGCCGCCGGCCGCACGCACCGCCTGGTGCAGGAGGATCTGGAGCGGGCGGACGCGCTGCTGGTGTCGGCGACGCTCACCCGCCAGTTGATCCCGTATCTGGTGGCTTTCAACTTCGGGCCGCAGCCGCGCTATCCCAAGCTCGTGCTCGGCCGGCCGGACGAACTGCCGCTCGCCGAGCTGGTGGATGCCATCCACAAGCTCGGCCCGTTGGGCTTGGAAGTCGAGGAAAGCCAGCTCCTCGATCGGCTGGGCATGACCGAGAAGGCCGAGAGCGCCGATGGCAAACCGGTGCGAGTGGTGGGCGGCCGGCCGGCGGCGCCCCTGCCCGGGCTCGGTGCGCCGCTCGATCCCAAGGCGGGCCTAGCGCCGGGCCAGTTGCCCGCCGGAGAGCTGACGCGACACCTGGTGTCGCTCCATGCCTCGGCGCCCGATCCGGACCACGTAGCCGCCTTGTCACGGCGAGTGGCCGAGGATGCGGCCGGGGCGCTCGCCGGGCTCACCGAGGAGATCCGCAACGCCTTCGACGCGGCCAGCGACATGCAGGACCTGGTCGCGCGGCTGGAGCGCCTGCAGCTCGATCCCACGGCCTTCGCCGAGGCCATGCACCGAGGCATGGCGCTGGCCTTCCTGACCGGCCGGGCCGCGCTCCTGGATGAGCTGCGCACGGAGCCATGACCAGCACACTTTCCGCCCTGGATCTGCCGTTCGAGGAGGCCATCGCCTATCTGCGCGGCAAGACGAACGTGACGTCGCGGGACTACACGGACGTTTGGGGCAAGGCCAATGTGAAGTCCTTCACGGTCGCCGGAGCCGCGACGCAGGCGCTGGTGGGGGATTTCCGACGTGAAGTGGCGAAGGCGCTAGAGCAGGGGACCAGCCTCCAGGAGTTCCGCAAGAGCTTTGACGAGATCGTGGCCAAACACGGCTGGGCGCACACGGGACAGCCCGGCTGGCGGTCCCGTGTGATCTACGAAACCAACCTCTCCATGGCCTATTCGGCCGGGCGGTGGTCGCAGCAGACAGAGCCGGAGACCCTCGCCGCGTTTCCCTTCCTGCAGTACGTCCATTCCGGCGCGCTCCACCCCCGCCTGCAGCACGTCGCATGGAACGGCCTCACGCTGCGGGCGGATGATCCGTTCTGGACGACCCATTATCCGCCGAACGGCTGGCACTGTGGCTGCCGCGCGCGCTCGGTCTCGGCCCGTGGGCTCCAGCGCATGGGCAAGAGCGGCCCTGATCGGGCGCCCACCATCGAGATGCGTGAGGTGGTGATCCGCCGCACGGGCGAGGTCAAATGGGTGGCCGAGGGGATCGACCCGGGGTTTGACTACAATCCGGGGATGGAGTGGGCGGGGACGGCGCCGCAGATCCCGGCCAATGCGACTGTCCGAGCCCCGGCGGCGGTTCCGCCAACGGGGCGCGCCCAGAGTGCCGAGGTGGAAGACTTCGCCCGCCGCGTCCTGGCGGGTGAGATCAACGATCGGGCGTCGTCCATTGTGGCAGGAGAATTGCCGGACGGTATCGCGGCGCTCGCGCGCGGACCTGAGGGCGCCAGCAGCCGCGTGGAAGTGTCGGCCTTCCGCGTGCTCAAGGTTGCCGGCCGCGCGGAGGAAATGGGCGGAAAGGCGAGCACGCCACATCCGGAGGTCACCGCGCGTGAGTGGGCGCGCCTTCAAGAGATGTTCGAGCGCGGCGAGGTCTGGCGCGATACCGGTGCGCATGCGTTTGGCGGCCACCAGATCACCATCTTTCACGAGCTTGAGCCGGACCGCCCCTTCGTCGCGGTGGTGCGTCAGGTGGCGACACCTGACGGCAAAGGCCGCCTCATCATCCCGACATTCCACGAGGTGGGGACGCGTCGGAAGGCACGCATGGTGAAGAGGTTGATGAAAGTGGAAAGGAAGTAGAGGCGCCTGGGGGTACGTCATCTTCCCCGCGGGGCCAGCCCGGCAAACGAATTGTCTCAGGCGCCTCGCAAACGATTATAGATCGAACCTCGAACGGGAGCAACATGAGCGGCGTCACCCTGGAAACCAAGATCGTCGGCGACGCCGCCATCCGAGCGTTTCGCCAGCTGGCCGTGCTCATGGGCAACCCCACGCCTGTCATGCGGGCCATCGGTGTCGGCCTGGTTGAGGGCACGCACACACGGTTCGAGCAGGCGGCGGACCCGGACGGCCAGCCTTGGGCGGCTCTCAATCCGGTCTATGCGGCCGAGAAAAGAGGCCCCGGCATCCTGCGCGAGAGCGGCATGCGGGGTGGGCTCATGGGCTCGGTCACGTTCCGCGCCGGTCCTGACAGCGTCGAGGTGGGCACCAACAAGGTGCACGGCGCCATCCACCAGTTCGGCGGCACCATCACGCCCAAGGCGGCGACGCACCTGCGGTTCATGATGGGCGGCCAGCTGGTTAAGGCGGACAGCGTCACCATCCCCGCGCGGCCCTATCTCGGGGTGTCAGAGGCGGATGCCCGCATGATCGAGGAGACGATCGTGGACGCTCTGGACCGCGCCGTCCGCGCGTGACAGTCTGGTGAGAGGTGTCCTCGATCCGCTGAGAGGTGATTGAGAGGGCAAAGAGGCCATCGCCAGTGGCGCCATGTCGCTGGCAGGTGGATCGGGAGCCCCGCCCGCCCGGCGGCCGTCAGCGGGCGTCCCACGCGGTGCCCCCCGCACCCCGCGCGCCCGAGGCTCCCGGCGCCCCCATCTGGGGTCATGGATGACGCCCGACGCCCGGCGCATCCTCCCTCCATGCGCCACGTCATCCATCTTTTTTCCGCGCTTGATGCGACCGCCGCGCCCGGCGATGTGCCGGAGTGGGTCCACCTCGTGCCCGCCGGCACGTTCCGGGGGGTGGACGGGCGCGGTCCCTTCACCTTGGCCGACCCGGGCGCGCTGATCGCCGCGTCCATGGGCGCCGGCAAGCTGGCGCTCGATGAAAACCACGCCACCGACCGCGCGGCCCCGCAAGGCCAGCCCTCGCCGGCGCGCGGCTGGATCGTGGAGCTGCAGGCGCGGGCGGATGGCGTCTGGGGTCGCGTCGAATGGACCGAGACGGGCCGTGCCCTCATGGCCGACCGCGCCTATCGCGCCATCAGCCCGGTCATCGTTTCCGAGAAGGCCACCGGCCGCGTGGTGCAGCTGCTGCGCGCGAGCCTGGTCAACGATCCCAACCTGACCCTCACCACCCTCCACGACCGGAGCCCCGACATGGACTTTATTGCCCGCGCCCGGGCGGCCCTTGGGCTGCCTGCGGACGCCACTGAGGACGCGGTGCTGGCCGCGCTCGGCACCACCACGGCGCGGCTGGATGCCCACGCCGCCGCCGCCGCCACCATCGCCCGCGCCGCCGGCCTTGCGGCGACGCCGGAGCCCGCCGCGCTCGCCACCACGGTGGAGCTGCACTATCGCGGCACCGGTCAGTCCGAGCAGGATCTGCGCCGGCTGGTGGTGGACCTGCAGGCGCAGGTGACCACGTTCCAGCAGGCGTCCGCCCGCACGACGGCCGAGGCGTTCGTGGACGGCGCGATCCGCGAAGGCAAGCCCATCCGGCCGCTGCGGGATCACTACATCACCCGTCACATGGTGGACCGCGCGAGCGTGGAAACCGAGATCGGCGCGCTCGTCTCCATCCATGCCGGCGGCGTGGTCATCCCGCCCGAACCGGGCGCGACCTCCAAGACGCTCACGGCGGAAGAAAAGCGGGTGTGCGACCTGATGGGGCTTGATCCCGTCAAGTTCGCCGAGACCCGGGGCACGCTGCAGAAGGAGGCGCTGTGATGGTTGCGCTCACGCAGGACCGCGACACCCCCTCCCGCGCCGGCCGGGATTTTGAGATCCAGGCCGCGCCGAGCCTCACCTTCTATGCGGGCGGCATCCTCGCCCTCAACGCCGCCGGCCTCGGCACGCCGGGCGCCACCGCCACCACGCTCAAGCCGTTGGGGCGGATCAAGGAGCGCGTGGTCACCAACGCCACCGACGCCGTGAATGTGCGGTTCGAGCGAGGCGTCTTCCGCTACGCCAATTCCACCGCCGGCGACCTCATCACCGCCGCCGACATCGGCTCCAGCGCCTGGATGGTCGATGACCAGACGGTCGCCAAGACCAATGGCAGCAACACCCGATCCGTTGCCGGGATCATCCGAGCCGTGGACGCCCTGGGCGTCTGGGTCGAGTTCTGAGGGGCTGATCCATGATCATCAATCGCGCCAATCTCACCGCGCTCAATGTGGCCTTCAACGCCGCGTTTCGTGAGGGCCTCGGGCTCGTCGAGCCCATGTGGAGCCGCGTCGCAACGGATGTGCCGTCCACTACCTCAACCGAGGAATATGGCTGGCTGGGCGACATGCCCAACGTCCGTGAGTGGATCGGGGACCGGCAGGTCCAGAACATCAGGGACACCGGCTACCGCATCAAGAACCGGAGCTGGGAACACACGATCGGCGTGAAGCGCGAGCAGATCGAGGATGACCAGATCGGCCATTTCTCGACGATCTTCCGTGCGCAGGGCGAAGCGGTCGGAGGCTCCTACGACCAGCAGACCTGGGGGCTCTTTAATGCGGGTTTCACGACCATCTGCTTCGACGGGCAGTATTTCTTCGACACCGATCACCCGGTGATCGCGGCCGACGGCACCACCAAGTTGGTGGCCAACACGGACGGCGGCTCCGGCACCCCCTGGTTCCTGATCGACGATCGGCGCGTCCTCAAGCCGCTGATCCTGCAGATCCGGAAAAAGTGGAATTTCGTGTCCAAGGACAAGGACACGGACGACAACGTGTTCGACCGGGCCGAGTATGTCTATGGCGTCGACGGCCGGTTCAATGTCGGCTTTGGCTTCTGGCAGACGGCCTGGGGCTCCAAGCAGGATCTGACGCCCACCACCTTCGCGAATGCCTACACGTCGCTGCAGAGCATGACGGGTGACTATGGCCGCCCGCTCGCCATCACGCCGCGCCTCCTGATCGTGCCGCCCAAGCTGGCGCCGGCGGCCCGCACCATCCTCAATGCGGAGAACAACGCCGCCGGCGCCACCAACATCTGGCGCGGATCGGCCGAGTTGCTCGTCTGCCCGTGGCTGGTGTGACCATGACGCACCTGCGCATCCGATCCGCCCGCCCCGGCCTCTGGCGGGCGGGCATCCAGCACCCGGCGGTGCAGATCCTGCCCGCCGGCGACCTCACCCCCGAGCAGCGGGCGCTCATCGAGGCCGAGCCGCTGCTCACGGTGGAGGAGATCCCGGAGGGCGAGGTGGTGCTTGCCCCGGCCACCGCCCCCACCACTGCCCCCGCGCCCGCCCTCCCGGTTGAGGACGTGCTGCGCCTCCTGCTGGTGGAGCCCTCGGCCGAGCTGCTCACCGAGATCAGCGCGGCGGTGGCGGCGGCGGTCACCTCCGGGCTCACCCATGATCAATTCCGCCCGCAGGCGGATGCGATTTTCGCCCGCCACGACGCCCAGCAGGGTGTCCAGGACGGTGATTTGGGGGCCGGCGAAAGAGTCTCCGATGGCAACGCCACCGGCATGTCCCATGACGTGGTCCGCCAGATCGCGGACATCATCTATGGACGCCAGGAGGGCAGCCCTTCGGCCAGCGAGGACGGGAGCGCACCTCACTCCGATCCCGTCGCGCCGGCGGCAGACCAGGCGCCGGAGGCGGACGCCTCCACCGCCTCCGGCGCCGACACCAAGAAGCGGCGGACCTCCAAGGCCCGCTGATATCCCCATCCATCGCCCGCGAGGCCGGCATGTACGCGACCGTTGACGACCTGACTTCCCGGTTCGGTGCCGGCGAAATGCTGCGCCTGTCGGTGGCGGATGGCGACCTGCCGGCCGAGGGCGAGCCCATGCCCACCGGCCGGCTTGAGCAGGCGATCGCCGATGCCGGCCGGCTCATCGACACCTATCTGCGCCAGCGCTACGCGGTGCCCGTGCTTCCGCCGCCGGCGGACCTGGTGCGGGCGGCCTGCGTGCTGGCCCGCTACGACCTCGCCAATGGTGGGGACCGCGAGCCCTCCGAGCAGATGCGCCTGGCGCGCAAAGAGGTGCTCACCTGGCTCGGCCAGATTGGCCTGGGCGAAGCCAGCCTTGAGGGCGCGCTGCCCCTCTCTGCGGGCTCTTCGGCCCGCGTGAGCGACCGCCCGCCGACCTTCACGCTGAGGGACCGGCTGTGAGCACCGCGCCGCTCGATCCCATCTCCACCCTGCAGAGCGCGATCACCGCGCGGCTGCGGGAGTATTTCACGGGCAAATGGACCATTGAGGCCGTGCCCGCGCCCCTCACGCTGGGCGAATTCCGCTCTCTCACTGGCTCGACGCCCTGGATCGGCATCAGCTGGACCGAGTTCGCGCCCGACGCCGGCGCCACGCGCTCCCTGAAAGGGCGGGTGACCTTCCGACTGACCATCTGCGTCAAGCATCCCGGCCGCGCCGGGCGGTTCGCGGGCGATCGCCTCGCCCCGGGCCTGTACGGCTCCAGCTCCACCGCCGCCATCGTCCTGCATGGCCACACGGTCGACGGCTGGGGGACACTCCTGGTGACGCGGGCAGCGCAGGTGTTCGCGGACGGCTATGCGGACGACACCATCGCCATCGCCGCGCTGGACGTGGCCTGTGACACCGCGTTCGGGGACTGGCGCGGCGATGCCGCCGCCGCCCCGGCCTTTGCCCGCCTTGTCTCCGAATTCGAGCTGCAGGCGGGAGACACCACCCGCCCCATCGCCACCGACACCACCGAGCTGGAATCCTGATGCGCCAATTTCTGATCCCCACCACCGATCCGCCCGTGCCGCTGCCGTCCGGCGCGCCCTGGCCTGCCGCCGGTGCCGAGGTGGAGGTGGACCATTATGTCCGCCGGCGCCTCGCCGAGGGCGACCTGGTGGTGGGCGAGCCGCCCGCCGCGCCCGTCGCCGAAGAGGCGCCTGAGAGCGCCCCCGACGCACCCGCGTCCGGCGCGGATGACACCGCCACCGACGCCGGCGCCCGCCGCCGCAAAACCCGCGAGGGCTGACCATGACCATCTCTTTCAACGAGATCCCGTACGACTGGCTCAAACCCGGCACCTATATGGAGGTGGCGCCGGTCTATGACCGGGCGGGCCTCCTGGCCTATCCGGCGCGCGCCATCCTGTTCTGCCAGATGCTGGCGACCGGCTCGGCGACGCCCAAGCAGCTCTATCGCATCACCCGCGCCGACCAGGGCCGTGGCCTGTTCGGCGCCGGCTCGGTCGGGCAGCAGATGGTCGAGGCGTTCAAGGCCTCCAACAAGACCACGGACCTCTACGCGGTCGGCATTTCCGACGTGGCCGGCGGCACCGCCGCGACCGGCTCGTTCGCCTTCACCGGCACCGCCACGGCGGCCGGCTCGCTGCCGCTGTACATCGGGACGCAGCGCATCCCGGTGACCGTCTCCAGCGGCATGACCGCCGCGCAGGTGGCGACCGCCGCCGCCGCTGCGGTGGCCACCTATTCCGCGCTCGGCGTCACCGGCGCCGCCGCCACCAGCACCCTCACCCTCACCGCCCGGCACAAGGGCGAGGTGGGCAACCACATCCACCTGGCCGTGGCGCGCCAGGTGGACGACACCATCCCCACCGGCATCACCGTGACCGTGACCGCCATGTCCGGCGGCACCACCAACCCGGTGGTGCAGGAACTGCTGGACGTGATCGCCAGCCAGTGGTTCACGGACATCGTCGTGCCCTGGGATGACAGCACCACGCTGAGCACGCTGGCGACCAACCTGGCGACGCGGTTCCTCGCCATGGGCAAGCTGGACGGCCATGCGTATCTGGGCACAAGGGGCGCGTTCTCGGCGATCACCACCAAGGGCGGGGTTACCAATTCGCCCTTCCTGTCCTTGATCGGCGCGAAGGGCTCGCCCTCGGCGCCGTGGGAATGGGCGGCGGCGCTGGCGGCGGTGTCGAGCTTCCAGCTGGCCAATGATCCGGCCCGCCAGTTGCGCGGCCTCACGCTCACCGGCATCCAGGCGCCGGGGGCGGCGGACCAGTTCATCGAGACCGAGCAGAACCTCCTGCTCAATGGCGGCGTCTCCACCTTCCTGTCGTTGACGGACGGGACGGTCGCGCTCGACCGCGTGGTGACCACCTACAAGACGTCGAGCCTGGGTGTGGCTGATCGCGCCTGGCTGGACATCATGATCCCCAAGACCGCGAGCCGCGTCCGCTACGACTGGAACGGCTACGTGGCGCTCACCTATCCCCGCTGCAAGCTGGCAGCGGACGGCTCGCGGGCGGCCGACGCGGATGCCTCGGGCGCGGTGGTGACGCCCAAGCGCATGCGCGGCTCCTGGGCCGCGCGCTGCCAGCTCTATGAGGAGCGCGGCTGGATCACGGATGCCAGCGACACGGTCAGCCGCTCGGTGTTCGAGATCGACGCGTCCGACAAGAACCGCATGAACGCCCAGCAGCCCATCGAGATCATCGGCAATCTGATGGTGCTCGCCGGCCGCCTGCTGTTCGAAGTGTGAGTTCAGGCGGGCGGCGACGTGCCGTCCGCATCCCCCTGACACTGGAGACTTCCCATGGCTCAAACTCTGGGCGTCGTCGACATCATCTGGAAGGGCGTGAACCTTCAGGTGGTGACCAACGGCGCGAAGCTCACCCTCGGCGGGCTGCGCAACAACACCGTCACCTATGGCCGCACCGCCAGCCGCGCCCAGCAGTATGCGGAAAGCAAGGTGTCCGCGACCGTGCACCTCAAGAAGGGGCAACGCTACGGCTCGATCTTCAATGTCGAGGAGGGCGAGCTGCAGGTGATCTGCGACACCGGGCAGACCTACGTCTTTCCCGATGCCTTCCTGACCGGCGACCACCCGGAAGTCACGTCTGGAGAGGGCGGCAATATCCAGCTCAACTGGGCCGCGTCCGGCTATGAGGAGATCATCGCGTCATGAGCAACGAAGCCATTATCGATTTCACGGGCGAGGCTGCTGCGCCCCAGACCAGCGACGCCGTGGCCGTGGTGGATGAGGTGCATCTGCCGGTGGTGGCGGTGGTGGATGAGCGGGCCGATTTCGGCGATCCGCTGCCTGAGGCCGCCACGCTCAACGATGACGGGTCCATCACGCTCACGCTGCGTCGCGAGGTGACCATCATCCGCAAGTCCGAGCGCGGCGAGCAGAAGCAGGTTCTGCGTGAGCTAACCTTCCACCGCCTCACCGGCGCCGACATGCGGGCGGTGTCCGCCGTGGACGGGGTCAACGCCCAGATCGTCCTCCTGGCCCGATCCGCCCGCCAGCGGGAAGCCGTCATGTCCAAGCTGTTCGACGCCCTGGATGGCGCCGACATCGTGGATGCCGGCGCCTGCGTCACCCGTTTTTTCGGGAATGGCCGGCGGACTGGCCGGTGATCCTCGGCGGCCTGGCCGCCGAGACCTCCTTCACGGCAGCCGAGATCCTGGCCTTCGACTGCCGTGATGCTCGTTTTTGGTGGAACGCCATCTCTGCGTTCCGCCGTCGCCAGTCAGAGGATCAGTGATGGCCCGCGCGCTCGACGTCTCCATCCTCGTGCGCCTGGTGGACCGGGTCACCGCCCCGCTGCGCGCCCTGCAGCGGGCCTTCGAGCGCCTCGGGGCGCTTGCCTCGCGCATCGGTGTCCTCGGCGGCGCCATCGCCGCCATCAGTTTCATGACACCTATCCACCAGGCCGCCGCGTTCGAGCAGAAATTGCGCGACCTGGTGGTGACGGCCGGGCAATTTGGAGAGGCGGCAGAGACCCGCATCAAGGCCGTCAAAGTCGAGATGTTCGACCTGGCGCTGCAGGTCGGCATCGTCGCGGATCAATTGGCGGATGCGCAAGCTCAACTCACGTCGTCGGGTATGAGCGACGCGGCGGCAAGCAAGTTGCTGCCCATTATCGGGCGCGTGGCAAAAGCTGCATCCGCCCTTCCGGCAGACGTGGCGAAGGTGACGTTCGCTCTGTCAGACACGCTCGGCGTCGCCACCGACCAAATGGAAAAGCAACTCGGAAAGCTCGTCGCCGCCGGAAAGCTCGGCCGCTTCGAGTTCAAAGACATGGCCAGGGAGCTCCCGCGCCTTACGTCGGCGATGAAGAACCTGGGTGTCACAGGCGGCGAGGCGGTATCGACCCTTGGCGCGGCCTTGCAGGTCGCGATGTTCGGGACGGATAGCACTGCAACTGCGGCCAACAATTTCAAGAACTTCCTGGACAAGCTCCTGTCGCCCGACGCCCTGAAGAACTTCAAGGAAATGGGC